TCATTAGTTGATAAGGTAACACCATCTAGCGTGTCTCCATTATTAAGAGCAGTAGATATTGTTATGTTTGCTGTTGTTGCTGCTACGCACGAATCTTTAACATCAAGTCCTTGTGCAGTTGCCTCAACAAAGCCCTTAGTCGCTGCATCTTGTGTATTAACTGGATCAGCTAAGTTTGTAATATTCTGTGAGTTTAATGAAACTGAACTTGTAGGAACAGCCATTTGATCTAATTTATTTGTTCTAACCCCTGTATCAAAATCACTAATCTTTGTATGTAGAAGTGTAGGTATATCAGCAGCTACTAATGCTCTAAATGTAGGTGCAGCAGCACTTCCAGTTGTAGGGCCACTCAGAATAGTATTTGCAGTTCTTGTTGTATCTTTATCAAAAAATGCACCTTTTCCAAATGCTTTATTTATCGTGGTAGCTGACCCTCCAGCACCTCCAGTTCCTATACCGATATAACCAATCTCATTACCTTCAGCAAACGCTAACTCAGCATTTGCCAAAGTTGTCGGTGCAGAAGATCCAGTTGATCTTTTAATTCTTACTGTGTTTGCCATTTAAAAATTTCCTCCATCGACAAGATTTTCGACAGTACGAGTAGCATCTGCTTTAAATGTACCACTACTTTGGTTAAAGTACACTATTGAGTTGTTAACTTTAGCAGTATCATCAAGTGTTGCCCCACTTGTAGTAAAGGCTGGGCCTGATGGCCCTTGAGTTGCTACAGTTACAACGGTTGTGTCTCCTTCATTAACTGTAACAGTATTGTTAGTGGAGGTAATGTTTACCGATGTCATGCTGTGTAACCCTCACTCATAGTAATAGTTCCTTCTAAATAATACTCTTTAAGACCATTAGGGTCAGTAAGCAATACATCATATTTTAAAGATGATGGTAAAAATGTAGCTGTTTGTGTATCTGTAAGAGATATATCAACTGTGCCTAACCCTCTGTTTGTGTAAGCAACTGCAAAGTCAGCATATTTTATGCTGCGTGTCTCTTCCCAAACTTGAGCTTCAACTGTATAACCATTTAAAGAAATAGCAGCATTATTAGAGTCCTTAAAGACAAGTTGTACAGAGTGATCTGATCTCCTTTGGATCGTCATATTATATGTACCCGGTGATATTGCCATAATTAAATTTTAATAACGTAAAGCATTGCTAAGTTACGAGGTCTTGTTTCTGACCCTCCCTCATTATCTATGTCAATAGTAACAGATGTATTAACGCTAATTCCAGTTGTCGCATCTTGTACTGAATTATTATCAAGAAATTCGTTTTGTGTATCACCAGTTGGTACTTTGTTACCACTATTTGCGTCATCATCCCCTCCAAACAATGTATGTCTATGGCCGGGATCAGTTACACTTGAACTAGCATTTGCATCAGCATCGTGGTCATGTGACTGAAACGCACCTCCCTGTGATGAACCTATTTGTCTACCACTATCTATTCCCCTACCATCGTCAAGACCTCTAACAAATTCCCCTCGTAAGTCTGGAACATTAAAATGACTACTATCAACAGCACCATAAGTAGTACCTATTACAGCAAACAAAGCAGCGTATGTTCCCGACCTTGCATATGAATCACCATTACATTTGACGTAACCTGTTGGAATAGAATTAGCTGCCATACAAAAGATAGATCCAGTAGGCACACCAGCCACAATTTGAAAACTTAAATTTCCAGATCCATCCGTTTGCAAAAAACCACCATTAGTTATTGATGAAGGTAAAGTAAGAGCTACATTTCCAGACAAAGAAGATGGAGATTGTATTGATACAAAAGGAGAACCGCTACTATCTTGAAACCTTATCGGCAATGCGTTAAGCATATCTAAGCCAGCATTACTTATACCAACTCTTTGTGTGCCAGCAGTAGAAAAACCCATTGTGTTAGCACCCGACCTAAAAAGACCTGTATCTTCATCCCCATCAAAAGATAGTGCTGGGCTGCTTGCCCCAGAGCCGTCATCTAATTCTAATGGGCCTGTTAGCGTGTCTCCAGCCCTTTTTACAAGTCCTAAATTTGCTTCATCTAAATTTCCAACATCAAAGTATGTAGGAGTTGTACCAGAAGTGCCGTCATCTCCTGTAGTTGACCTTATTAATAATTTTTTAGGAGTAGAAGAACTATCTGCAACAAATTCACAAGGTAATATTTGACCAGCTTGTGCTTTAGGCCCAAAATTATTTGTTGCTACCGCAGGGAAAGCATTATTTAAGTCTGTTCTTACACCAGCACCCGAACTATTCGCAATATCTTTATCTGCTATTTGTGCCATTTAAAAAATACTTTTCCCCATATTACACCCCTTTACCATAACCGACAGCTTGGAACGTAAATTTTTTATCAACTGGATTATTATTACTATCTTTAATACTTATATTAAATCCTGTGCCTGTTATAACTGCCCCTGCTGCGTTTAAAAAATCACCATTACTATCTGTTTTTATAGTGAAATACTCTCCAGCAGCAGCACCCATTATGGTTATACCAAGTGTAGGCTTATAAGCATTAGCACCACCTAAAGTGCTTGTGCCAGCAAAAAATGGCTTTCCAAAAGTAACATCTAAACCATTTGCACTTGTACCAGAAGAAAGTGGAAGCGTTGACGTAGATGAACCACTTACATAACTTCTTTCAGTTCTTGATTCAAATGAGGCAATAAAGCCAGCTTGAATTACATTAATATTATGACCTGTATTTTCAGAAGTTAAATTTAATCTAAATTGAAAACCTCTTCCTTTAAATGTTCCATTTGCAAAAGTATTAAATGAAGTATAAGTAGGAGTACCAGAGGGATCTTGTTCTGTTGTTCTCACAACCATTTGAGCATTAACATCTTCAATCGCAGTACCATCAAAATTGCCATTAGGCGCATAGTTATCCCAACCACCTCCAGCAGGCCCACCTAATTCTGGCGGTAAGTCTGGAATTTGTGATTCAATAGTATTACCAATCTCAACTCCAATCGTCTGTAATATTCGCTTTAAATTAAGAGAAAATACACCACCTAAATCTACTGTATTTTGAAAATCATAAGTACCTGTTAGTCCATTAGTAGCTGCTGGGTTAGTGAGACTTAAAACATTACTTGTAGTGCTTGTGCGAGTCTTAGTACCCGGATAATTATTATCATCATCTCTTTCTGTAAGAATTGCTTGTGTATCTACCATGTCTGGTAAATCTAAAATTACACTTGTTTCACCTGTACTAAATCTTTCACCGTCATCCCTAAATTTTAAAATATATTCACCTTCTAAAGCTGGTACAACTACCTCTGTTGTATTACCAGCAGCAGCTTGTACAAGATCTACAGAGTTAGCAAAACTTCCAGTACCATCAGTCTTATTTGAGTGTCGTATGTAGACTCGACCTCCATGTAAAACGTCTGCATCAATAGATTTATCCCACCTTAACCTTACTAGCTTGTCGTTTACAGGCTCAATCGTAAGATTTTGTACATCATTTGGTACTGCTTTTTTACCTTGTGCAATAAATTGCGCTGTTGATGGACTTGATGATAATTGACCAGCAGCATTAAATGAAAATACTTTTATATCATAAGTACCAGCTTGCGTATTCATAACTTCTATATCCGGTCTAAATACAATCTCAGTAACCCAGTTTGAATTTTGAAATCTATATTGAACTTGATATTGAGTTACTCCGGCTACAGGCTGCCAAGATATAAGTAATCTATTTATTGCAATATTATTTCTAACTACAATTTCTTCTAAAACTGGTAGTTTTATAGCTGGTGCTGGTTTAAGCTCATTAAGTCTTGATATATTCCTTGCTGGTAAAGTAGGGAAGTCTACTGATTCTATATTGTTATATTTATCAGACCGATAAGCTAATGCGCTTATAGAATAATTAACACCATCTTGTTCTTCTACGCTTACAACCCTAAAAGTTTGTGGTTCTTCTCCTGTTCCATCACTTTCTAATAACCAGATAGAGTTTACATTTGGTGTTGTGCTTAATGCGCTTGTGAGATTTATTTTATCTCCAACAACAGTACAAGCTTTTTTTTCAACAGTTCCATTAGGCATGATAACGCTTACCTCTTTATTACCACCTCCAAAAGTTTCAAGATTAAAAGTATCATCAACTGTAATTTGTGTTGTCGTGGCAGCAGCAATACGACCAGATCTTCTATCTCCTTGCCTTACTGGATCATTAACAGCAATAACACTTCCCGGCCTAACTATTGCGCCAGCATCCATTGATGTTTCAAAGTTTATAACCTCACTTTCCTGTTCCTCCGAGAAGACTAATGCACGAGCTAAACGCTGCGCTTGCCCCCTAGAAGTACAACCAAAACTTTTTATTTGTTTATATACTATTCCAAGTTTTGCTCTTCTATTAACTTCTGCTGTACTGTCACCATCGCCATATACCTCAAAATCTATTTCTCTTGAATCCATATTAAAATAGCTAACACTTACAACAGAATGTCTTTGCTTAAGACTTGAACCTGTATAACTAAAACCATCAGGAGTTATATTAGCCAAGCTAAACAAATAACTAGGATCTGTAGGTCTATCTTGAATGATAGAAATAGATCCTTGTGACCATAAAGGAATACACCTCATTATTGCTGCCAAATCTTTAATAAGCTCAAATGCTTCCTTGGATGACTGTATATTTACATTGCAACTAAATCTTGGCTCTTTACTTCCAAAACCATCATTAAGAAGTGTTCTTCCTCCATCATTTCCAGTACAATATCTGCTAGCAGCAACAAAACTATATAGATCTAAATTTTCGTACAATTCTGTATCGTTAGCTTGATTAGGAGCAATATGAGTTCCAAATCCATAGCGTTTAGTTGTAAGAAGATCTAAAAGTATCATTGCTGGATCACTACACCAAGTTGCAGCAGCCATTTGACCGTTAAAAACGTAATTTTCTGGATAGTGTATAAATCCAAATGAACTTGGAGTTCCTAAACCTAAAGAAGTAGCAATAGCTTGATTAGAAACAACTGTTGGAGTTAAACCTCCATTTGCTGCTGGTATTCGTACTTTAATTCCTCTTATTCTGTATGCTCTTTTTGGGATTGAACTAAATTGTTCAGAGTCTATTCTTAATTGTGCGTAAGCAGAATCAGGATATGTTTGTGGATCATCTACTATCTCTTGCATAATAGAAACACTAAATTCATCCTTTAATGAATCAGTAGTACTATCTGCTGTAACTCGTAAAACTTTTATTGATGCTTGTGAATATGTTGCTGGTAAATTTACACGATATTCTTTGGAATAAAGATCAGCAGATCTACCAGTAATACTATCTGTAATTTTATCAGTAAAAGTTCCATTGTTTGTTTGTAACTGTATTTTTAGATCAACAGTTGAACCTAATAAATCTCCATTATCTTCTGCTTTTTGTAATTGAGGAAAAGATATTGTTACTCTAACTGCATCTTTGTTAAGGGATATAGCTTGTGTTACACCACCATTAGCAACTGTACAAGGTCTTGGAAAACCAGCTAAAGGACTTGAATTTACAGGACTACTTGATTCAATACCCGGTATAACAAGTTGATTGTTTGTTCCATAACGCACATCTAATACAACACTTTGAAAATTAAAATCTGTATCTGTTGGACTACTGTTACTAGCATTAGCGTTAAGTATTGGTGTGTCGTTGAGGAATATATCTTTTTGCGCTGCTGTTAAATAATCGGCTGAACTTTTAGAAATACCAGCTTTTGATGGTGTTGCAAATCCCTCTATCTCACCTTCTGATAGTAAATCTTGTATTGTCGCAAACTGTTTACTATTTAAAGTATCAGGCGCACGATATGGAGTAGGAGGAGTAGGAGGGCCACCAGCACCTTTGATAATTTTTTTTGTCATGCA